CCAGGTAGGACCGGCCATTAGCCGCACTCGCCATATCGACAGACCATTCCAGCGCGTCTACGATGTCCTTGATTCCGGCTACCCCTCGCCAGCCGCCTTGTCCTTCCCATTGGAGTTGGATCGGCTCTAGGCATTGGCCGGCAAACGTCAATTCTGGCATTGAGGAGAAATTCAGGGTCACAACTGGCACCCCGCACGCCTGCGCTTCCAGGATAGGAATGCCGAAGCCCTCCGACGCTGACGGGGAAAGCAGCACGTCAAACGAGCTGTATAGATTCGCCAGCGCCTCATCATTGCACGCCCCGCACCACATCCGATGCTGCGACGGGAACAACACGGTAGCCTTGGCCTTGCGATCCTCTTCTGGGTCATCCAGCGTTGACCAATCCAGGCCCAACGACTCTAGGATTTGCGGGAAATGTAGGCCCTTGACGGCATTGGGCGAGATGGTGGTGTGCAAGTAGAGGTATCCCGTGCCGCCCCCGTCAAGCCATAGTTTCCAAGCCCGTAATACCTCGGCGAAGCTCTTGCGGCTCGGCATACTGCTGTTGGCCGCGATCATGCCGGCGATGAATCCATCGACCGGTAGGCCCGACGCTTGCCTTGCGGCCGATTGTTCGCGTATGCGGTGAACCTCCAGATCGACGCCAAATGGTATGTACCGGGCATTTTCCCAGCCGGCCTCCTGTAGCAAGCCCCGCCCCCACTTGCTAAATGAAATGGGCGTGTGGCAGCCCGCGAGGGCCGTTCGGACCGGCGGCGTCACAGGATCGCAGTCAAGGGGCATCCAGGGGAGCCACGTAAAGCCGCGCGAGTTGCCCCAGTCTTCCAGGACCCAGATGTCTTGGAGCGTAATCACCAGGTCGGCATTAAAGCTGGCCGCGTGATATTCTATAATGTCGTTAAAGTAGCTGTCGCGCCCGGGCGGGTACAGCCGGACGTTCTCGCCCTCGATCTGGGTATTGGTCGTCGCCCCGCGATAGCCATAAAAGCAGGCCAGGGCGCACTCATGCCCGGCCCTGACCAGCCGGGGGAGTAGGTACCTGTGCGGTTTTCCATAGCCGCTATTGGCCCACGGGGCGGCCCCTGTAAAGAGCAGTTTCATCATTCCTCCACATTGGTGATGTCATCGGAATACGAATCGACTCGGGTTACAGCCCGAGATCCTGCCCCCCCGCCGCTGCCCCCGTGCTTGCGGCGCCATTCAATCGCCTGCTTGGCATAGCCCTTGGCGATGTCTGACCTGTTGACGGTTAGGCCGTCGGCCTTGAAATTCGGATACCGCAACCAGGAGGCCGCCAGCGTTTCGAACCCCGCGGCAACCGCCCGCTGCCAGGATCCCTCGGCCGTTAGCAGGCCGTCGATCTCGGCATCCGAGAAATTGGCGTCCGATGGCTTGGGACCGCTATCCTCTACCGTGTCCTGCAAGTAGAAGCGCGTCTTATCCCGGTCGCTTGCCAGTGTGCCCAGGTAGGTGACGGCCATTAGCGCCTTGCCTCCAGTTCAAAGTAGCATTCCATAACGTTCCCGCTGGTTGTAAACTTGACCTCAACGCGATAGGTGTTGCCCTCTATGAGCGATTTGACCATCGGCGTCGTGATGACATCGCCGCTGACGCTGGGCGACCCGCTCAATACAGTGCTACTCACGTCAGTGAAGTTGGCACTTTTGTTGTATGCCGCTACTGCCACGTCGGACGGGTCGCTGCCCCACGGCGTGGTCGTGAGCATGTAGGATATTTGCTCATCTGCCCCCTGCCGGAGGTCGGTTTCCTTCACGCTTAATTTCACACGTCACCTCGTAGCCAACGTTAGGGCGGGGCTCCGGGCATTCAGCGTCAATGCCTGTGTCCGGGATGCCAATGTCAAGGCTGCGCTCCGGGCGGCCAGTGTCAGATGAACCGCGCCCCTATAGCCTAACAGCCAACCCATGAAACTCAAGGCCCCCGCCAGTACCTTTTTGCTGAATTTGGCAACCGCGCCCGTGATGGCCAGCGTTCCCGTGAGCACCTTTTGCGCCTGGGTTCCTAATTCTCCAGCGGCCGCAAGGCTGCCTATCAACGTCTTTTTGATCCTAGTAGCAAATACGCCCGCCGCTGTCAATGCCCCGGCCATTGATACGCTTGTCCGCTTGATTAGTAGGCCGCTTGTGGATAGTACCCCAGCTACCGCTTGATGGAAGGTCTTGCCACCGGCTCCAATGAACTCTGTTGCAACGGCGCCCAGTGATGCGAGCGCGCCCGCCAGGGTCGCCTGCGTCTGTTTCACAACCACACCGGCCGAGGTCAACATGCCAGCCAGTGCCTTTTGGCACTTGCCGACCACGGCGCCCGTGGCGGTCAGGGCTCCAGCCAATGTTTTCTGGGCTTGTTCAACAACCGTGCCAGCAGTTGCAAGCGCTCCAGCAAGTGCCTTTTGTGCTTTCCCGGTTAATGCGCCGGCCGCCGTCACCGTGCCGGTCAGGGATTCCGCCATCTTTTTGGCCAGGACACCCGCGCCTGTTAGGATTCCCGCAAGCGACATACTGGTCTCTTTGACTATCGCCCCGGCCGATGCCAAAGTCCCGGCGAGGACCTTTTCTGCCTTTTCTATCAACGCCCCGGCAGTCGTCAGTGTGCCGGCGACGGCCTGATAGAACATCTCGCCGCCACCTGCCACATATTTTGTCGCCGCGGCCCCGATAGAGGCAAGTGCCCCGGTGAATGACAGTTTGGCCCTTTTCACTACCGCGCCCGCGCTGGTCAATGTGCCAGCAAGCACCTTCTCTGCCTTGGCGACTATTCCCCCGGCCGCTGTGATTGTGCCAGCCAGAGATCGCGTCCCCTTTTTGACTACGGCGCCGACACTGCCAAGGGTTCCTACAAGTGTCGCGCCAGATTGTTTGGCAATGGTGCCGGCTGATGTTAGCATTCCGGCGATGCCCTTCTTGGCCTTGCCCGTAACGGCTCCGGCGGTCGTCAGTGCCCCGGCGATTGCCTTGTAAGTCAGTAGGCTTGTGGCCAGGGTACCGGCGGTGGCCAACGCGCCTGCAAGGGAGGCGGTCGTTTTCCTGACAACTCCCCCGGCTGTGGAGAGCACACCAGCCAGAACCTTTTCGGCCTTACTGACCAGGGTCCCGCTTGATGTAAGTATCCCGGCCCTTGCTGTAGCGGTCTGCTTTATGGGTGCTCCGGCTGTCGCCAGTGTGCCAGCAATGGCTTGATAGAATGTATCCCCGGCCGCCGCCGTCGTGATCGTCGTCTGGAGAATTGCCGAGCTGGCATGGTCAATGACGACAAACTGGAACTCGTACTCTTGCCCGCCCTGCGCTCCCGAGCCAAACCCCAGCGCAAACTGGCATTCCCCGTAGTCGCCGCTCTTGATATTGAGAAGATAGCAGAGGTTATCGCCCTCGTTTTCAACACTGTCATCAACTTTCGTAAGACACCCAGCAGAAGCCCCAACCGCGCCAGCGTCAACAAGGACGGTATCAGTTCCCCAGCATATCTCGGTATCAGCACCGACATCGGCAAATGTGCCACCTGCCTGCCGCCACTGCATTTTGCAGTCGGAGTCGGGATTTACAGAGTCGGCCAGGGCATAGCAGGCAACGATGAACTCGTTTGCCTTGTCCCAGTCTACAACGTCAAGGTTGCAGGCAGCTTGCCAGGCCCGGCTCGCGTCAGCTATTCGTGAGGCTGTTTGTGCCGTCAGTGCCATATTGGCTATGCCCCGGCGGGGACACTCTCATTATCCGCCCGCGGAAACGGTCAGCTTGTAGGTAAACTCAATGCTGTCAGTTGCCACCACATTGATCGCGCCGAACGTGTGGCGGTCCATCAGCGTCGCGGTGTCAACGGTGTTGAACAGGCCGTGCTCGGTGATGGCCAGCCCTCCCGCGTATGTGATCGTGCCGACTGATTCATAGATGTTGGCTGCATCCTCGGCCTGAGTTCCCGTAGCTCGCGCCACGTTATCTGTGGTCTCAATGTCCGTGTCCGTGATATTGGCACCCGTGACACCAATCCCAGAGTCGTGGAACTTGTAATCGCCAAACACTGAGGACTCGGCGATAAGCTGATCGACCACAAAGTTGACAAAGGCGGTCGTCACCAACTGGGTGCTGACCAGGCCATAGTTGACAACGCCACCATCGGCCTTGATGCGCCGGGCATAGAGATGGCCGAAGAAGGTTGGCATTTTGGTGACTTTCGCCAGCGCTTCCCGCCATAGCCCGGGCCATAGACGCGGGAAGTTGCTCAACTTCCACGCCAGAGATGCCCGCGGCTCCTTGATGAGTCGTGCGCCCAATCTTCCAGTCATTGCTAGATTACTGTTCATGTCGTTACTCCTCCTCAAAACACTTCGACGATCAGCGTAATCACCAAATCGTCGGCGGCCACATAGTCCGGCGTATCGGTGGCGACCGCGTACATATACAGATCGCCATTATCGGAATGTACCGCCACTTCCATCTGCGTGTCGCCATACCCGCCTATTAGTGCAAAGTCCCCCGCGCCAATCTCCGCCCAATCAGCCGTCGCAACCACAACTGTTGTGGCAAGTTTGTTCAGGTCGGCGATCGTGGGTGCATAGGCTGCGTCATCCGCAATGGTAGACGGGAGCGCGTCAGAGATGTAGAGCTTGTACTGCTCGCTCTGTGCCGCGTCATCCGTTAGTAGTACCCCCCGGATCAGGCCATCAAAGCCCTGATCGGCGATGGCGAACGTCAGTAGACCGCCAACCACATCTGCGGCCGTATAAGCATCAAGCCCAACAGTCGGCGTGACCGCAATGCGTCGTATGCGCCTCATGGCTTTCTCCTATTATGTAGGCGGGGCGGAATGATTCCCGCCCCGCTATTCCTGTTCCCATTCAACCGGTGGTGGGGCGGCCTTACGACCGCCCCAGTTTGATCGCTACAGAGTCGCCGGATAAGTTACCCCAGACCCTTTGTAGTTCACGAGCCAACAGTTCGGGGTTGCCCCTGGAGCATTGTCCGCATACGGGTTATTCGTCATCGCCGCTTTGGCATAGTTGGCGCGGTTGCCGTCAATTATCCCAAGGGTTGTTCCAGATTGAAGGCGAATCGCTGCGCCGTCCGTGTCACCCACCACGATGAAGCGGTTGTCGAGAATGGAAACACGCCCAGGGCGATTCATGTCAACCGCGTACGACCCCCCAACCCTACTGAAGATGTTGTTCCTGATCATCAGGTGAGCCGGGTTGTACTGTAGGACGCCGAAATCCGCGACCTGCGCCGAGAAGAAGTTATTCTCGATCGAGGAATGGTAGCCTAACGACAAAGCCGCCGTGGTGCCCCCGATGGCGCCGGCGCATGTGGCGAAGAAGTTGCCGACGATCCCCGTCTGGCCTGGATAGCTTGAGAATGTGATGCAATCAGTGGTTGTGTCATAGCACTGAAGCAGGAAGTCCTGGATCCGGCATTGGGACGCCGACACAGCAAAGATCGCTGAAGCCTCTGTGCCTATGATGTAGGCAAGAGAAGAGTGAGCCGGGCCGCCGGCGCGCGAACCAATGAGACTGACGCCCGCCTTGCTCATTGGAATCGGCCACGTTTCGTCGTTGTCCGTCCCCCATCTCAAGACATAGACAGTATCACGCCTGTTGGTCACGCATTTCGCCAGCGCACTTGTGATGCTGCCCGTTGCGGTACCGGGAGTCAAGCCGTCGTTGCCGTTGCTCCCGCTCTCGGTGTCGACAAAGAAGAACTTGGACTCCATTCCATACGGACCGCCCACAGGAACAGGGACGCCCCCATACTGGTAAACTCCATCTGCAAAGTGTGGCATCATTTCCTCCTACGTGACCGCGTGGCCGTAAACCCAGCGCCAGTCGCTCCAGCCGTAGCTGTAGCGCATGTAGCCCCGGAACCGCGCCTCAAGACTAAAGTCGCTCGTTGGATCCATAGAGAATTCCAGATCCTTGCGGTTGAGCCAAAGTAGGTACATCTTGGCCATGGGTACGTCAATCAGGAACCAGTTATTGGCGTCGGTCAGATAATCCCAAACGAGAAAGCCGATTCCGCGCCGCTGGACCAGACTGTCGTGATAGTCAGCCACGTCCACCTTGTTCATCGTATTCACGATCGCATTGGCGGTTTCCTCTAGCTCCGGCGGAACCAGGATCAGTTGCGGATTGATCGGGATAAGCTGCCCCCGGTCATCCTCGAACTCACGCATGAGGCGCCGCGTCTCGATCACTGAATCGTAGCTCAAGGCCGTGGTGCCCTCATTCTCCTGCGTGGTAGAGGTATTGGCCGGCGATGCAGGATGCGCAGAACTGAGCAGTCCTACAGCGTCCCCGCCGGCATAGGTATCGCTAAAAGCGTTGTTGAACACGCTCGCCGCGTGCTTCTCCCGCGTCCGCATGGCCGACAAGGCCAGCCCCCGCGGCCGCCTATTGATGACGTTGTACTGGTCATCGTCCACCAGCTTTCGCTCGACCTTGAACGCCTTCACGTACTCCTTATGTGTGAAAGTCGTCTTGTAAAGCTGCTCGGGGTCATCGTACTCGATCGCCCCTTCGTACTCTGGCCAGTCGCCAAAGCCGCCCATGCCGAGATCGTGCTCTTCTGCCTTCGTGCTTGGCACGACGTTAAAGAGCGCGGGGACGCGAGAGGCGGCCGCCAGGGCCTCCCTCTGCACCTCAAAGATCGCGCGCAGGCCGGGCTCCAACAGTTCTGCCCACTGTTCTGAAATAGCCATTTGTCAAATCCCCCTTATGCGTTCCCGAAACAGGTGTCCTTAAACACCACGTAAGCCAAAACATTGCCATCGTCGTCAAGCTCACTCACGTCAACGATGACCATACCCCCAGAGCCCGCACCGTCGGCGTCGATGGTGTTATGGTCCACGAAATCCGCGTCCTTGGTGTAGCCCACGATCAGCGCCGTGGTAGCCGCGTCCATTGAGCATCGCCAAACCTGGTTGCGTGTGGCGATGGCCATCTTGGCCTTGGTCGTGCCCGCCGTGATGTCAGCGGCCGCTACGGATTCCTGCATGATGCCACAGATGTTCGTGTTGCCATTGTCCGCCAAGTCGAGATACCCGTCGCTTTCCATAGTCACCGCGTCGCCGTGCTTATAGGCGAGCACTTCGCCCGGGTAGAAATCTCGAATCACGGGCGTGGCGCCGGATCCATCGAGCATGTATGCAAACTCAAATCCCCTTGTTGCCATTGTTGGTCCTCCTCAGTTGCTCCCGCCAAACGTGGTATTAGAGAACACCACATAGGCCAGGATATTGCCATCCTCATCAAGCCGACTCTTGTTAACGAGAATCATCGCCCCGTTGGATACGTCGGTTGCGGAAATGGTGTTTTTGTCTAGCGTATCGCAGAGCTTACTAGTCCCCACTTTGCCACTAGCGCTCGCGGCATCCATTGAACACCGCCAAACCTGCTCCCGGGTGATGATGTACGCCTTGCCTTTCGTGGTCCCCGCCGTAATGTCGGCGAGCGCCACGGGCTCTGCCATGATGCACGTTACCTCAGTTGTGGTTCCGGTCACAGCCGTAATGTCGCCATCGCTTGCTACTGTCATCAGGTCGCCGCGCAAGTGCGCCGCGGCCGTTGAAAGTATAAAGTCCCGGCTGACAGGAGTGCCCTTGCCACCATCCAGCATGTATGCAAACTCAAACCCCCTGCTTGCCATAGTTTCTCCTCAGCTACCTCGTCTTTTTCTTCGCCTTCGCGTACTGTTCAGGAGTGACACCCGCTTTCCGCGCCGCGCTCAGCTCATCAACCGTCAGGGCCTTCTCCTTATCGCCCGGGCTTTTGCCACTACCTGCTCCGGCATCAAGGCCGGGTGCGGGTGGCTTGCCCGAGAGAACGAGTCTCCCCGCCTCTACGAGCCCCTTGACCGCCGCGTCGGCCCCGGTGACTTTGCCATCGTCTCCGATGGCGAGTCCGGTAGCATCGACCAGCGCAAACGCATCGCCTGGATGCGCGGCTCCTGCCAATGCCGCCGCCGACATGACGGCTGCTTGGAGGGCCTGCGTCCTACCTGTTGCCAGAGCTTTGTCGCGCTCTGCTTCCAGTTCGGTCGCCCGATTCTGCGCTTTCTCCAGTTCGGTCTTTTGCGATTCCTCAAACTCGGCCCACTTTTCGGCCTTGTCTTTGAGGGCGTCGTAATCGCCGTACTTTTGGGCTGCAATTCGATCGGCTCGACCCTTGATAAAGCCGTCAACCTCTTCTTGTGTAAAGGTACGCGGTTCTTCTTGCTTGGGTGGATCTGCGGGCGGTTTACCGTCGCCCTTCACGTCTTGCTTGGCACCCTTGTCCTTCTCTTTGTCCGTCATCGTCTTGCCTCCAGGTTGAACCGTGCTTGTCACGTAAACACAAAGCGGCCCAGATGGGCCGGGAGCATTTCTGCCACGAGCCTCAAAGGGGCCGCTGGTGATCCTGCGGTATTTGGTTGTTAAAGCGCCAATCCTACCGGATGCGTCTCTCGATGCTCCGATCCAATCCCAGATAGTCCTCAAGCGCCCCGAGCAATTCCCGGAGCACCCTTCGGACCACCATCAACAGGGTTAGCACTCGTCTATCGTCCATTATAGCCTAAATGTGCGCGGATTGCAAGTGGCAAATTTCGCCCATGCTAACGAACAATCGTAGCCCCGCCGAATGTCGGGGATTCGTCATGTATCGAGATGGCCTTCTCGCCGGCCTGGCAGAATGGGCACCCCTTGGCGTCCGTGCGGTCAAAGGAGCGGACCTGCCATTCGGTGTCACAGACGGAGCACCTGGCCACCTCGCCGGTGGTCTCCCGGGCGTCGCCCGATGGGCCGTGAATGTCGGTGCTGTAGGTTGCCATTAGCGTTCCCCCCAATTTGAGGACTCAGCGTCACCGACCGCGGCAATATCCAGCTCCGTCCAGTGTATTCGCAATCTTCGCCGTGGCCCCGACCTAAACTGCCGGCATCCTTCTGGATCGGGAAGAATCTCGATTGTCTCGAAAGCCAGGTCGTCATAGGTCACTTTTGCGCTACCGGCCTCTATTGCATCGGCCAACTCGCGTAGCCTGGCTGCCAAGCTGGCTGCCAGTTTCGTGTCCAGTTCGTCCGTCATATCACTACCTCTTGATGGGTTTCCAATGTGTAATGCGCCCCGTCCCGTGGAAATCTGAACGATCATTCCAGAGCCAGTGGGCATCCCGTTCACTATTGCCGCCGTGGTATCTGACCAGCCAGATGGTATCGCCATCATACACGCCACCGCCGTATATCGCATGTACCGCCTTGTCGTTGGCGGGCAATCCATCCTTGACGCTGATCCAATTGCCGGGTGGCAGTTGGGGTTCTGGCTCCGCGTCTGGCTTTCCGGGCGCGTCCAGCGCACCGTGGCATATTGCTACGCATGATCCGCATAATTCACCCAGGGTGAATGGGTCGCCATCGCCATACCTCTCGCACCCGTCACACTTGAACGCCTTCATCGTGCCACCTCCCGCGCTGGTATCCCCAGCGCCTTGAACATCTTATCCTTGGTCGTCTTGGTCACGGCCGAATCAAATAGAAAGTCGAACCGTGCGCCGCCAAAGAATAGCAGCAGATCGTTGCGCTTGATGGCTCGCGCTTTCTGTAGCGGGATCAACTCGTTAGGCTCAATGTGGAACCTGCACCCATCATATCCCCTTAGTTGACCATTGCACCGCTTCCAATCTTTGACGGCCCGGTCGAGAATATCCAGGGCAAGCTCGATGCAGGGGTCAGCGCGGGGGCGGGGCATTAGCGCAGTAGCCCTCCAAGCCAGTACCCGAAACTTGCGGCAAGCCCCATCATCGCCCCTGCAGCCATGAGGGTAAGCCAATACCACACTGGGCGGCCGTCAATCATTTTGTCCATCATCATCCTCGCGCGGCGGCAGTGTTAAACTTTGGTCGGCAGCGACCTTCTGTAACAGACCGTCATGGTTCTTGCTACTACACGCGGCACACAGTTCACATTCCACATCGCCACCAACCGCTAGACCACGATAGATAACAACAAATGGCGACCATCCCTCTTTGAGTTCTCCGCAATCATCGCACTTAAATGCAACAGCCACTATCAACCTCCTATCAAATCGCCCAATGGGCTCGGTACCCAACTATTCCCCCATACGTCATCCCTTCTCAGAACCGGAATATCGGTCAAGCCGAACTCCCCGGCCTTCCAGCCCTCAAACATGCCGGATCCCATCATCGTGCGCTGGACCCCCTCATTCTGCCGGAGGAACCAGTCCTCGCCCATCTCGCGGCGGAAATCGGGCTCGGCGGCGGCAATGCCAAGCTCCCGGTAGCTCTTGGTGATGGGCAGCATGGTGCACCTGCCGCTCGGGTGGTCGTCCATCGGCTCGTTCTTGCGATACCGCTTGCCGTCCAACATCATACAGGCCATGCAGGTGCGTTCGTCGTGCGTGGCCATCCGCTCCCAGCCAGTCACCAGGTCGCTCTGCTGATAGCTGTTCAGCGTGGCCGTGCTGTAGGCCCGAAGCTGTTCCGTCCGGGCAATGCCCAGGGCGCGCGTCAGGCCCATCCCGAACGATGACCGGAGCTGCCCTGCCAGCCTCCGCGGATTCCAGCCGGCCGCCAGACCCGTGACCATGGTCTGGGCAAAGTCATCCACGGACGCGCCGACCGCCTCCGTAAGTAGACGGCGCAACGGCGACCCGTCCGCCAGGAACCCGACCATCGTCTCGACCGCCTCGGCCGGCATGGCGGCAAAGCTGATTTCCAGTCCCGCGTCAGCCGGGAAGCTGCCCAGGATCAGGTCGTGCGCGTTCCGCTGGCCAGCTACCAGGGCCTCTCTCTGCCCGGCAGTTACAGTTACATCGGCAAATTCTGCGAATCGTACGGCCTCCGCGGCCGCTTGGGCCTGGATGGCCTTCATGCGCTCGAGCCGCCAGATGGCGCCCGGCCCGATCTCCTGGCCGGCCAGGGTCATGGCGGCCGCTTCTGCGCTGAGTGCCTGAATCTGCGGTTGGAGCCGCTGCCAAGTGACTCCATAGAAGCGAACTATTGCGCCGGCCGCTCTGCGCTCCCGGGCGAGAAGCTGGGCGCGGAACCGCTGGGCGAGCTCTATGACCAGGGGGGTTGGATTAGGGGGCATCCTCGGGTTCCAGTTGGTTGATTTCGGCCTTGAGCCAGCAATCGGCAGTATGTTTCGGATTATCGAAATCGTCTGCGACCTTCCAGCAGCCCAGGCAGAATCGATAATCGGGATCGTGGCTGCCAGAAAGCCACTCATTCGCCCGCAGCCGCTCCCGCAGCTCCTTGATCTTGGCCCTCAGTTCTGCAACCTCTTGATTAGCCATCTCTCCCCTCCGCCTCCAGCGTGCCGTCGCCTCCGATTTCACTGTTCCAGGTAGCCCATCGTATGTTCCAGGTAGCCCCTCGTATTCCGAGCTCATTTCTCCTCCGCCTCCGGTATCAGCCCCACCAGCCTGGTCGCCAGCCGCACGACGGACGTGAGGCGGCGGATCAGAAAGGCGGCGATTGGATGAATTAGCATCTTGATAACTTGATTGCGCAACACCCGGACGGCCATACCAAACCGCTCTAAGTCGTCAGTCGCCATCACCGGCATCCTCCACCTTCTCCACATGATACCGCGGCTCAAACGTCCGGGTCAGCAAGACGTCGCCCTTGCAGGCCGGGCATACAATCGGATGCGACCGCGCCAGATTGAGTGGATACCGAAACTCGGCCTCTAATTCTTCCGGCCCCATCATCCACCAGGCGCAATGCGGACACTGGATGGACGGCCACGGCTGGATTTGGTTGACGAGCAAGGTATTGCAGTCGGGGCTACCACATGGCATCAACACACAAGTGCCCGGGCAGGGTGTAGTGATAAACTCTATGGCTGCTGCGTCTACGTTGTCCAATTCAATCATTCTCACCTTGTTTCTCTCCTCCCCCCGCTACTTCTGCCATCTTCTCTGCAACGCCCTGGCGCACATAATCAATAGCGTCTTGCACTTTCGCAAGTGCTTTGCCCGTGGATGGCTCAGAGCCGTCGGGCAACAAGTCAAATAGACTCCCTGGCCGCACTACTCGAATTTGATACGGCATGTGAATGTTTTCAATCGTCATCGGTCTTGCCTCCTCCCCCCTCTAGCTCCTGTAATAAGCAGACGCGCCCTATCAACTTAACGCCCTCCAGTTGTCCATATTTCGGATTCCACCAATCAACAGCTATGTCAATGGCGGTTTTTGCATCTGTCGCCCCAACTATAACGGGCATGGCGCGGTCATCTAGCCGGCCTAGCCAGGTCCCTCGAATATCCACCTGCCACATGCGTATGTTATTAACTTGTATCATCATCCCTCCTCGATTCCCTCTCCGGTATCAGCCCGACCAGCTTCGTCGCCAGCCGCACGACCGAGGTGATGCGGCGGATTAGGAGGGCGGCGATTGGATGAATTAACATCTTGATAACTTGATTGCGCAACACCCGGACGGCCATACCAAACCGCTCTAGCTCGCCCATTCTTTGGCCCTCTCTATTTCCGTAAGAAACCAGGTCACATTTGATGCTGGCAAATCGTTCAGACATGAATAGCCATTCTCAACGGCCGTGCCCAAATCGCGCTCCATGCTTTCCAGCGTTTCTAGGCTGAACAATTCAAACAAGTCGCTATGTATTTTCTTTTGCCGTTTCACCTTCCCTGCCTCCTCCCCCCGCTACCTGACCCCCGCCCTCAATGCCTTACCCTCTGCCGAATGTGGGTTCGGGAGGATCTTGGATAGCGGCTTGCCCTGGTCAAATCCGCAGCCCTCGCAGACATAATTCGTGCCCGTCTGTAACCAAACCTGGCTATGACCATATCCCTCCACAAATTCACCGTTCTTATTGTAGAGTTGCGAGATTGGCTCTTCCCGCAATCCTTTATATCCGCACTTCTTACACTTCTTCACGCTCTCTCTCTCCTGCCCCCGCAATCTGTCCCCCGCCCTCAAACGCCCTCAGCAACTCGCCGCCGATGTTGCTACTGGCGGCCTGCTCCTCGCCTCTCATGGCCTTCATCTCGGCCACCTCATCTGCATTGTAGCCCATTTCCACCCACAGCTTCTCCTGCGGCACTCCCAACTCATTCTTGAATTTCAGCGATTCCAGATGCTCCTTTTCGTTCCTGGTCACCGGGTCCTTCCAGGTGGCCGAGATGGTCTGTTCTTCGTCCATCTGCTCGGGGCCGAACGTATTGAACAGCCGGCGCGCCATCGCCAGCGCGTCCTCCCACGAGTTCCCGAATCCGGCATGGCGATCGATGGCGCGTGCCACCAGACCGGTCTCCTCTTGTTTCAGCGTTCCCTCGGCCGGCCGCAATCCGCTGATCTGGAAATACGAGATCGGGGTCCGGGAGACGCGGGCAATCTCCATGACGAACGAATCTTTGAGCGCGATCAGGGGCGACAAGTCCTCGCCCGGGAAGAACCCGACCGATGCGCCCTCTTCCCCGCCAGCCGGCCGCAGGCTATAAATGAATGACCCCGGCGCAATCTCCAAGCCACTCGGGTCGTCTCCAAGCATCCAGAAGATGCGAAAGCCGGTGGTATCGGCCGCAGCCAGAAGGTCGATAATGGATTTGTTCAAGGCGTTCTGGAGGGGGACGACGTTCTTTAGCTCGCTCTGTCCATAGCTGTACCCCTGCTCCTTGTTCTTGAAATGGACGACCGGGACGCCAAGCGGCTCTCCCTTGCTGTCTACCCAAGGTATCGGCCACGCCTCGCCCTCTTCTTGGAACGGCTGCCAATCGCCCTCGAATTCGTCGCTGTCGCTGATGTACTTTTCAATCCGGTCGGGGAAGTACAGGTTGAGCCGCCGCTGCTTGCCGGTGCCCTCCCCCTGCTCAATTCGCCACCGCTTGGATGCGAATTCGATCACGTCCCGCTGGATCTTGGAATAGTGAACCTTCACGCCGTCGATGCCATCATAGGCCAGCTCGGGGATGAACACCGGGGAGCCGTCGTCATTGTCCCATTCGACGATCAGGTACGAGTCGCCATCCCGGACGGCCGCCAAGTGGACGATCCTCTGCGTCCCGTCCATCCGGTTCTGCTCCCACCAGTCCCAAAGGGCCTCATCTTGCCCCTCCGCCTCGAACCCGGTCACGGTCAGGCGCTCGGCTAGAGCATCAACCACGGTCGGGCAGTGGTTGTCATTGAACTGCTCGCCGATCTTGATTTGCAGGTACTTGCGCTGGCGGGCCGTCAACTGCGTGTCATGGTCGCCATCGTAGTATTCCCGGTAGGCCGTGTACTCGCTCTGCCGGGCCGAATCCTCCTCTGCCAGCCAGTGCAGAAAGGCCAACTGCTGTTGGTTGATCTGTGCCACCGGCGCCATCGTCATTTTCTCAAGCATATTTCACCGCCCCTGGCCTGGGGTACTGTTTCCCAAGCGCTAGTTTATTGAATGCCCCCGAACTCCCATCAACCTGATCATTGAACTTGCCATTGGGGAATGAGCACAATTCGTTCAAGTAATCCTCGTTCCAATCACCCTTGACCATCTTGACATTCCCCGCCTCTGCCTGGTCTGCGAATGGCTCCGCTCGCGTCTCCTTGTCCCCGGTCGGCCGCTCGGTCTTGACGCGAAAGCCAGCCAGGTTCTTGACGCTGGCAGCCGCGCTATCCTTGCCGCCGCTGCCACCCTCCTCCTCCAGCCAGGTCACTACTTGCGGCCATTTCTGGTTATCGAGAACGGCTGTCTGCCGGGTAACGGTCTCCCTGTTGAATGAGGACCATTGGCCCCGCACTACGTCCTCAACATAATAGATGCCGCCGAATTCGGACATCAAGACACCGACGCTGTAGTTGCCGCCGTCCTGCGTGGCGGCCTTGTCCCAGAATCGAATACGCCGCCCACCTGCGGCCGCAACGGGCACGATCTCAAACCAGTGCCGCTTGAACATATCGCCCTCGCGCGGCTGGGGGCGCTGGCTGTAGAGGGCCACATAGTCCCGGCCCATGACTCGCTGGATTGCCCGCAGCACCGGCGTCGGAAACCGATCGGGGCAAAGCGCATCCCCAATGTCCCGGCCCAGCGGGTCATCCTCCTCTGCATCGGCCGGCAGACTGATGACCGTCCAGTTGGGGCCATCTTCACTGGCAAGAATCTTCCCGGCCAGATCCTCCTCGTGCCAGCGTGTTTGGATAATAACGATGGCTCCGCCTGGCTCAAGCCGGGTATAGATGTCATTGGTGTACCAGTCATTCACCCGTTCCCGATATGCTTCGCTGCTGGCCTCTTCGCGGCTCTTGACCGGATCATCTATAATGATCAAGTCGCCGCCGTGGCCCGTTACGCCACTGCCAACGCCAACCGCCCGAATGCCGCCGCCTTCTGCCGTTTCCCATTCATTGACGGCCGCCCGGTCGCTTGCAATGTTCAGGCGACCCACGGCCAGGCGCCGAGCTTGCCGATTGAATCTGTTGGCCAGAATTTGATTGTAGGCCCCGATAATTACTTTTAGCTCCGGGTCCCGCTCCATCCGCCAAATGGGGTAGCGGATCGTGACCATCTCGCTCTTGCCGTGCCTGGGCGGCAGCCAGATCATCAGCCGGTCCAGCCGCCCGGCCGTCACGAGCGATAGCTTCTCCTGGACGTAGACCAAATGCGGCCAGTCCCAGGTCCAGGATGGCGTTACGGCCGGCAGCCATGCCTCAAATCTCCGTTTCTGCCATTCCCGCAGAATGTCGGCGTCGCTCGGCGCCGGCAGCGAGAATCTCGATTTCTGCATCGCTGTAGTCTGACAGGTCAATGCCATGCTGCACATTCGTCTCCACCGGGCCACCATCGCGGCCCGTGATTTCAGTGCGCCGAACCGGCGGCCCCAAAATGTAATCGGCCAGGAACTTGCGGGCGTCCTTATTCCCGATCCGGGCCAACGTGACCGCTCGCTTGATGATGGCACGCCAATCCTCAAACGTCACTGCGGCCAGCATGATCTCCAGAAAGCGTTCCTCGCGCACCTTTTTCGGGCGACCAGGACCACCACCGTTTCCCGCTACAAACCTCCCGTTCTTGTCCCGTTCCATGTCCGTTTCCCTGCCGTCTAAACCGGTATAGCCACCGTCTTAATGAACTCCTCCAGCTCCCCGTCCATTTCAAACCACTCTCCCCGCAATGCCAGATGAGAGAAGTGCTTGTGTATTTGCTTCTCAAGCCTCTTGTTACCTGGCACCTTAGCAATCAGCACCAGGTCATGCGGTGATGAAATCTGCAAGGCGACCATGCGCTTTTCAACATTGGTAGAGAATCCAATCTTGACTGGTCCGCCGCCAGCCCGAATAAAGTAGACAAAGCCATGCGGATCACCTCTTGCCGCCTTGGCCTCTTGGTATTCCTCAATAGATGAATGACCAAGAACTTTGAGTGCCTTGGGAGTCGCCCCCTGGATCATGTTGTCAATGTAGGCAAATAGCACATCGTCCCGCGCCTGCGCACATTCTGGCGAACATACCGACAAGCAGTTATTCTTCCAGGCAATGAATCTTTCCCCACAGGTGGCACAATACCAGATAGTCAATTCGTGCCCCATCAATTGCCCTCCGCCCGTATCGCGCTCTGCATTGCGCTCTTGATCTCCCGGAGTACCTGGATGTTCGCCCTCAGTTCCGCGTGCCGTCCCGAGACCTGCGCGTATTCCAGCCGCAGACTCAGCATCTCTTGTGCCACCCGCTCCAATAGCTTGATTTTCCCGTCATAGTCCAGGGCCAGAAGGTCGGTGTCGGAGAGGGAGGTCATCCGCTCCCTCCCCATCTTCGGCCAGGCGGTCGCTCCCCCACCCCTCTACGCGGCTCATAGCCCGTCTGGAAGCGTCCCGTCCCCCGGCCGCGCTTGATGCGCTCAACATCCCGCGCCT